AACTAAGTACCTTGCTAACAAAGGACGTAGACAACAAGAGATTTTAGGTAAACTTAAATTCGAAGAAACATCTACAATGGACTCAATCCTCACTGAGTTCCGAGATGGTCCCGATGCTATTGGTCGTCAGTCTTGGAATGAAACTGAGTTTAAGGCCGCATGGCAGACTGCTACAGGTACTGCACCTAGCCAGAAAGTAGTTGATGCTTTCAAAGCAGCCGAGAGTTTGTCTGATGCAGCATACTACTTCAAGTCTATGGAGACTATGAAGACCTTTATCATGAAAGGCTTCAAAAACTCTGTAGAAGTTGAGGACGGTATCTTCATCCCAGCTAAACGTAAGACACTCTCTGGTCTCAAGGATGATGCTAAGGTATTTGATGCCAAGCAAAAGGTGAAGCTCTTCCGTAGTGAGATTGATGATGTACCTGAGGACACTGTAGTATGGGAACTCAGCCAGCCTTGGAATGACCAAGACTTTATCCTATTCCCTAGCAATGCTCGTACAGTTGATCCCCGTGATGTGTTGGGCTACTCAGCCTATGGTCGCCGTAGTAACCCTGATGCCCGTTACTTCATCTTCTTGAGAGGTGAGAATGGTATCAAGACTGTGTTGTCTGCCTTTACAGATGCAACAGCACAGACTGCTACTCGTCAGCTTAAGCAGATCCAAGAGGTCTATCGTGTAGACGGTGTAACTGACGGTGACATTACACGGGCTATCCAGTCCAACAACGACTGGAACCCTAACATCAACACCAAGGCTGACATGGATGACTGGTTGGCTGAGAATGAGATTGATATTCTTGACGGTGACCTGTTCTCTAAAGTACGGGATGACAGCATTGAAGATCCATTCGACAAAGTGTTCAATGGTGAAGCTGCAGGTGACTACGTAAACAATGCACTCGCACGTTCTAACACTGTCATCACTGAGTATGGTGGTGGTAAAGCCTACAACCCAAGCCCTCTGCAGTCTATTGTAGAAGACTATGGTACTGAGGCCCACCGTTATGCTAACTCCTACTACACTCTCAAGTCTATGAAGGGTTGGATTGATCAACTCCGTATCATGAGAGAAGAAGGTATCAACATTGCGGTCACTGTTCCAGACGGTATCGGTTCTTCTGATTACCGTAAGCTGTTCCTGAACACTAAGGTAGAAGGTACTAGCCCTGCAGCTAACCGTATGAGAGAGCTACAGAACATCATCAAACGCCGTATGGGTATGTCTACTCGTATTGAGGATGAGCTAAGCCAAATGTCTGATAGCCTTACTGAGGCAGTATATGACTCATGGGGTAAGAAGTTTCAGGCTGGTGATGTAGGAGGTACTTTGCTTAAGACTGGGTTCTTCTCAGCCTTTGCCTTTAACTTGTCTCAGGCCTTCCTCCAGTCTTCTCAGATCATCAACATTATGGCTATCACAGGCCAGAAGGTTGGCTTCAAAGCTGCTGCAGGTTCTATCCACCTACGTAAGCTAATCAATGGTACTGATGACATTGCTGTAGAGCAGCTTGGCTTGTCTAACTTTGCTAAAGCAATGGACATTGCCGACACAGATGCTAAAGAGATTGCTGAACTGTTCCGTCAAACATTGCCTAATGTTGTAATGGGTGATGCTATCGAACTTGGTACAGGTGTAAACGGTGGACGTTCTACAGGTGCTATGTTTGGTAAGGCTGGGTTCCAAGCTACTAAGGTTGGTCAGGCTATGTGGGATGTAGGTATGATCCCCTTTAACTTCGGGGAATCATCTGCTAAGTCTACAGCCTTTGTTGCTGCAGCCCTTGAGTTCAAGAGAGCTAACCCTGCCCTCTCTCTGTTGTCTGAGACAGGCCGTAACTTTGTTGCTCGTCGCACAGAGACACTCACACAGAACATGAGTAACGCATCACGTTCAGCTATCCAGAGTGGCGTAGGTAAAGTACCGACACAGTGGTTGTCCTACTTCTTCCGTACAACAGAGCAGGTGTTTGTAGGCCGTGACCTTACAGCCGCAGAACGAGCACGACTAGGCTTCTTTACTATGCCGTTCTTTGGCTTTACAGGTTTGGGTATGGGCTTCACAACTGAGAAGGTTGCTGAGTTCTTTAACCTTGACCCTAATGATGAGACAGACAGAGCCTTGTTTATTACCTTGAAGTATGGTATTATGGACGGGTTCCTAAATCACTTCACTCCGTTTGATGTAGCCCTTTCGGAACGTATGGCCCCTATCCCTGCTATCTTTGACATCTACGAGAAGTTCACAGAAGAGAATGTTCTGTCTGCTGTAGGTGGTCCATCAGGTAGCATTGTTTACACAGGTGGTGAGGCTCTGTTTAATCTTCTGTCTAACATCAACAACGGCTACACATCCACACTTACAGAAGACAGCATGAGAGTTCTTCGTAACTTCTCAGGCATTAACTCTATAGCTAAGGCGGCTGGTATTGTTAATGATGAGGTCTATCGTAATCGTAAGGGTATCCGAGTACCAGTAGAAGTTGATGTTACAGATGCTATCATCTCAGCTACAGGCTTTACTCCTGCACAAGTTACAGAGTTCTACTCACAATCAGGTAGAGCCTTTAACTTAGGTAAAGACTTCAAGGCAGTCCGTAAGGAAATCCTAGAGAAGTCTAAGCTTGCTTGGGGTATGTACGGTAAAGACCCAGAGAGAGCTTCTGCTATTCTTAACGATGCTAAGATTATCGTATCCAAGGCTCCCCTTACTTACGATAAGAAGATTGAGCTTCTTCGTCTACTGAACCCTAAAGTAGATGACTACAGCTACCTTCTCAACACTCTCTATCAAAATGATAAACCATATGCTGCTAAGTGGGCTAACTCACTACTGCAAAAGGACTAAGATAAATGGCTGGTATTTTTCAACCCAATCTACAAACTGACGTACAGTATGAGAGACCCACTCAGATGGCCTCCCCTCTGGCTTCTATTGCTCAACTAGGTTCTAGTGTAATCTCAGGACTTTCTGATGCACGAGCAAGAGCAGAACGAGAAGCTAAGGCTAGGGAACCCTCCTACTCTCAGGTAAAGGATGAACGGGAGGCCCAGAACCTTGCTGACTATGCTACACAGCTAGACAGTATTCAGCAAATGCAGGGTCAGATCAGCAACTCAGCCTACAATCTTAAGATCCGTCAGCTTAACATGGACTTCTTGGGTCGTGGTGTAGACATCTCAAGCTCAGAGTATAACCAGACACGTGAAGTTGTGACAGGTATGCCGAGTGCTATGGTTGGCCGTAGTGATGATGAGATCTTGGTCAATAACCTCCGAGCTACACCTGAGGGACAGGCTGAACTGTCCTTTGCTGCTCAGCAACTTCAGGCTGAAGGTCTCGACGTTACCTCAGATAACATTGCTTCTGTAGTACGTCAACGTGAAGTCACTAAGCTGGCTGTAGATAACCTGCAGATCCAAGATGAGGCTTCATTCCGTAAGGCCAAGCCTGTTATCAATGACATGATTAACATGTTCCAACAGGATACACAGAATGCTGTCTTCACTCTGCGTGAGGCAGGTGTACCCCTAACCTCGTCTATGATCCAGCAACGGTATGTAGACTTCATTCAACTGCAGACACAGATTACCTCAAGCATCCCTGCCAATATCCCTACAGAGCAGAAGAATGAAGTGCTTGGTACTCTTGGACGTATGGAAGAGTTCTTCATTCAGCTTGGTATGACCAAAGAAAATGGTGAGATCAAACTTCTTAATCAAAATGAATTGCAGGTTCAAGATAAGACACGTACTTTTGTAAGTATTCTTGGTGCATCTGACAATGCGGCTGACAACGTACTTGCCATGAAACTTATGGACAAGAACTATGTAGTTGATCCTGCTACATACAGCCTAATTGAGAGCCGTATCGCAGAGCTTGGAGCTACAACAGACATCACACCTGACTGGATCGAAGACTCAGATATTGTTGTAACGAATGACCTTATCAAGACCTACGATAACTTCATTCAGTTCGAACAGGCTGGTGGTGTACAACAGTTCACACTAGACAACAAGCTGGCTGATGGTGCTATGTCTCTCGTTAGCCCTGAGGAACGTGATAAGTGGGCGAGCCTGACGAATGCTCAGGGCTGGACAGCTACAAAAGCCTTTGGTGAAGCCTCTAAAGGTTTCTCTAAGGAGGCTATCCTCTCAGGTCAAATGACAGATGGTTTCTACAACACTGTTGCTGGTCTTGCCCTTAGCCTTGAGAGTATTGATATTCTTGAGGAGCCAGTATCCTTTGCGGGTATGCGTAAGGAAGTAAGCAGCAAGCTGCCTGACCTTATTAAAACTGCAGAGGCTGTAGACCCAGCCAAGGGGGCAGCTATTCGGTCCCTTATGTTCCGTTCACTCTCGTCTCAGAAGTTCCAGTACGATACTCGTATCTCTTCTGATGAGTCTGCTCTTGGTATTGAGTTCAACCCTAAGACACGTACCTACAACCTGTCTGCTCAAACATCTGATCCAGCTAAGCTAACTCTAATCCGTATTGTAAACAATAACTACAACGGTGACTTGGTAGCAGCTACTGCAGATGGATTTAGCAAGACAACTAAAGACGACTTGTCTCTCCTCCCCTCTCCCTCAGAGACACAGACTGACATAAACCGTGCAGTCTATACTCTCCGTGGTATTGCACCACAAGTAGATGACATTAAGACTGTGCTAGATATGCGTAGTTCTTCTGTCTACCTCAGCAATCTAGCTACACAACTGGAGCCTCAGGCGGCTAAGGATGCTCGTGAGGATCTGTCAAACCTTGCACAAGATACTATGTTTGCAGTAGGTGAGGCAGAGCTTCCAAGCAATGCTACCCTAGTTGATGTTGGTGGTATGCAGATTGCAGCCAATGCTTCTATGAACCCTCTGATCACTAGCCTTGACGGTGCTTCTAAGTTGACTGTAGAGGGTGCAGATCAACGGATGGGTTCTTTGTTGTCTGGTCCTTTCCAAACACTACAGAACACATTCGGTAAAACTCTAGTGATTAACGATGCTCTTGCTAAGGAAGGTACATCACGAGAAGGTAGCACACCTAACTCCCGTCACTTCCACGGGGATGCTATTGATATTGACATCTCTGGTCTGTCAAATGATGAACGTATTAAGCTTGTAGACTCCGCAATTCAGGCAGGTTTCCAAGGCTTTGGTTTTGGTAACAACATCCTACACATCGACATGGGTGATCGCCGTGCATGGAACTACAGCAACGACACCTTTGGGGGTCAGCCTGTTACTGACTTGATTGCACGGGTACGTGGAACTAACGTAGCCCGTCCTTCACTGCCTACACCAGCTAAGACAGGGGATATTAAAACTCCTGAGGCAGATCCTAATGAGGGAGCACCTACAAACTTCACTCTCCTGACCCCAGATATTCAGGTAGAAGAGTTGCCACCTGCCACGACAGACTTCTTGGAAGCAGAGCAGCCTGTACAGGAGGAGCAACCAGTGGATCAAGCTCCTGCACAACAGCCTGCTCCTGTTGAAGCACAACCTGCAGTGTCTCAGGATGTACAGAACTTTCTGAATAGTCTCTCAGAAGAAGAGAAGCAGAACATCCTACAAATTCTAGGAGGTCAGTAAGATGGGGTATAAACTAGGTATGCGTAGTAAGCACCGCCTCAAGGGTGTTCACCCTGACTTGGTTGCTGTAGTTAAACGAGCTATTGAGATTTCTTCTGTAGACTTCACAGTCCTAGAGGGTATTCGTACAGTCTCTCGTCAACGTGAGTTGGTAGCCAAGGGTGCATCTACAACGATGAACTCTCGTCACCTCACAGGACATGCAGTGGATCTGGGTGCTTGGGTAGATGGTACAGTCCGTTGGGATTGGCCCCTGTACCACAAGATTGCTAATGCTATGAAGCAGGCAGCTAAAGAAGAAGGTGTTATCATGGAATGGGGTGGTGACTGGGCATCGTTTCCTGACGGTCCACACTTCCAACTTAACTGGGAGAAGTATCCGAAATGAGCCAAGATCATCAATGGCACTTGTCTAAGAGTGTCCCCATCACCTTCATCTTTGCTATCATCATGCAAACGATTGCTCTCATTTGGTTTGTAGCTACACTACGTAATGACGTAGACTCTAACCAAAAGGAATTGTTAAGGCTGGAAACACGTACAGGTAGCCTAGAGCAAGTTGTACAAAGTCAAGCCATTACCCTTGGACGCATAGATGAGAATATCAAGTCTATCCGTATGATCCTTGATAGTATGGCAAGGGAAAAATGAAGACGTTCAAGAGAGAGTTGGCCATAGGACTGATCGTTTGGTTAGTCTATATTGTAGAGGTAAAAGATGTACAGATCATTGAGATACTTGTATGGCCTATCTTCTCGTATGTCACTGCTGCTTTTGGTCTTGATGCTTACGGTAAGTTGCAGCAAGGTTCCACTAAGTCTACTGACAGGGGGCGGTCCGAACGTAGCAGCCAACACACAGATTGGCAGGGAAAATAATCAGGGTGTTACTACAAACATTGATCGTAGTATCAGGCCACAGCTAAGACCTGAAGGTCCAGTAGAAAACCTAACACAAGACAACAGCACAACAAACAATACTGAGATAGACCCTTTGCTTTTGTTGTTGTTGATAGCAGGCTGGTTAGCCCCATCACCGCAAGAGATAGGAAGAGGTATAGGCAAATGGCTCAAAGGCTTGATAAGTCGAAAATGAAATGCAACAAACCTAAGAGTACTCCGAACCATGCCACTAAGTCTCACGTAGTGAAGGCCTGTGAAGGTGGTAAAGAGAAGATCATTAGGTTTGGTCAGAAGGGTGTCAAGGGTAGCCCTGACGGTTCTAAACGTAACAAAGCATTCAAGGCCCGCCATGCTAAGAACATCAAGAAGGGTAAGATGAGTGCAGCCTATTGGGCTAATAAAACCAAGTGGTGAATTGACTTAAATGGTAATACCTGATATACTTCTTTCAATAACCGAAAGGAGAAACCATGGTTACCAAAGGTAAAGACGGAAGATACTATAAAGACTGTCCTCAGTGCGGAGAAAGTCAAAGTTATCTCCGTAAAAACTATGCAGAAGAATCATTACGTTTAGGTAAGGTCTGCAAGAAGTGTTCAAACAGAAACACTGACAACTCTCATAGAGGGTGGCATCGTGGGGTTAGAGTTTCTTGGTTCAATAAGTTTAAATCATCTGCGGAGTTAAGGAATATTCCTTGGTCACTTACTCTAGATGACGTAGCTGATGCTATGCAAAAGCAAGGTAACAGGTGTTCTTTAACTGGATGGGATATTTCTTTTCCTGAATGTGGTCTACCCCATAAAGCCCCTGCTTCTATAGATCGAATAGACAGTACATTAGGCTACACTAAGGACAACATACAATTAGTTGTGAGAAAAGTAAACATGATGAAACAACATTACAGCCAAGAAGAGTTTATAGAAGTCTGTAAGGCTGTTGCCAATAAGGTGAAGTGGTAATGCCAGTACGTAAAGTAAAAGGTGGTTATCGTTGGGGTACTTCAGGTAAGGTATACCCAACTAAAGAGCAAGCAGAGAAGCAAGGTAAAGCTATCATGGCTTCTGGCTATAAGAAGAAGGGTAAGAAGAAGTAATGGCTAAAGGACTATACGCAAACATCCATGCTAAACGTAAACGGATAGCAGAGGGATCAGGTGAGAAGATGAGAAAGGTAGGCAGTAAGGGAGCACCCACTGCCAAGGCCTTCAAACAGGCTGCTAAGACAGCCAAGAAGAAGAAGAAGTAAACATAAATAAGCCCCCTTGGATTTCTCCTTGGGGGCTTTTGCTTGTCTGAAGAGACTTCTGTTACTGTTCACCTTCCATCTCAGAGATAAGTCGGTCTAAGTACCATCGTGCTTTACGTAGATCTTCTACTGGCTTACCCTTATACCGATAACGGTGCATGTATTTCTTACAGTTACCTTCGAGGTAACCCATGAACATCATGCTGTCCATGTTGTCTCGCATATAATCAATACACTCAATCTGCCCATCACCGTAGTGCTTGGGGTTGTTTACTACATCCTCAGTCATAAGTTCTCCTTCATAAATACTTTAACCCACTGAGCACATATATCACTTCTGATAATATCGTCAAGACCAAACTCAATGATAGGCACAGGGAGCATGTGTTTCTTAGCTAAGTGAATAACCTTAGACAGACCATCAGCTTCCTTTAGGTCTGACTGTTGTACATCACCGTTCAGTACGATGGTTGTACCCTCACCCACTCGTGTCAGTAGCATCTTTAACTCATGGGTTGTGATGTTCTGTGTTTCGTCTACGATGATAAAAGCATTATCAAAAGACCTACCACGCATAAGGGCCAGAGGAGCCATCTCGATGTTGCCGTTCTTGATTCCTGTCTCAACAGCACCCTTACCAAGGTGTTTCTCAAGGACGTCAAGTACAGGTAAAGCCCAAGGCATAGTCTTCTCATGTAAGTCTCCCTTCAAGAACCCTAGCTCTTTACCTACGGCCACGTGAGGACGTGTAATGACAATCTTGTCAATCTCTTTGAGAGTATACAGGTCTGAGGCATAGGTTGCAGTGACATATGTCTTACCAGTACCTGCAGGGCCGAGGATAAATACTTGAGTATTTGTTTTAAGTGCATCAATCAGTGCCTTCTGGTTTTCTGTACGAGGTACAAGACCTGATGTCTTCTTGTTGCTTGCACCCTTGTATGTTGTCTTACGACGAGTACGTGTCTGCTTCTTCGGGGGTTCGTTGTCATCAATCATAGGTCAATCAACTCAGCTTCTGTGTAAGGGATGTGAAAGAACTTCTCGCCTTTAGTAATCCAACGTCCTCTAGCTTCCTTAAGACTGTCGGTAGTAAGCAGAGTATCCTTGATGCGCCAGACCTGCTTCATGTCATGACGAAAGACATAGAAGTTTAGTACCCCATTGTCTCCCTCATAGATGTCAAGCAGACGTTTCTTACGTTCAGGGATACGGATCTCAGCCCAGTGTGTGGGCCAGTCAGCCTTCCATGCAGTCTTAACCTCAGCCTCATTAAAGAATGTTAGCCCATGTTTCTGGGATACTACATCAACATTATAGTTCTCCTCATTGTTTACGATAACATGGCCCTTGTTCTCTAGGTACTCGGCAAGGATGTCACGTGCAGGTCTATCATAGGCATCGTATAAGGCTTTGTTGAATGGACGTTTGATCATTGTACTAAAATTCCTTTGGGCAATCATCTACGAGTAACTGACGTAACTCTGTATAACCACCAACATAACTGCCATCTGGTTTGAAGATCTGTGGTACTGTAGTGTAACCTGCTTGCTTGATCAATGTCAAGACCCATTTACTACTTGCACTCTGTACGTTGTATTCTGTATACGGATAACCCTTAGCCTTTAGCAAAGCCTTAGCTGTGTCACAGAAGTTGCACTGGTTCCTACTGATTACCACCCACATCTTGTCTTCCCTTTAGTTCATAGATTAATTTCTGTTGTTCGTAATCAGACATGACCATCCAATCACGGATCTCGTCTATCGTCCTCTTGCACCCTGCACAGTATCCATCGACTATCCGACAGACCTTTATGCAGGGTGAAGGTGTAGGCCCTATGTTAGGTCTACGATTTCGCATGAATCACCAGAGCAAGCTAGTGTCTGACTACCTGCAGTGTTGTCCTCTACCTCGTAGTCTTTTAGTTTTGACCAGTCAATAGCAGAAGGCATACAAGACAACAGAGTTGCATAGTCTGACTTACCTACCTCTTGGTATGGTGCTTGCTGGTATGTGTGTTCGTTGTAGGGGAGGAATGATACACCTGACATCTCATCGAAGTGCTCATACACAAATGCACCTACAGCAAACCACTCATCCTTCTTCACGTTGATAGTCACAGAAGGTTTATGTTCACACCATGCACGTTGGTAAGCCAACCACATCTTCAACTGTTCAATGGCTGACATGTCAGACGTTACTACAGCACCATCAGGTGACTTCATAGGGAAGCTGAATACTGTAGTCTGATCAGGCTTCATAACATCAGGCTCACTAGGAATACCCTGATCTTTCATGAACTGTGTCAGGGGGTCTTTGTTGTCACCACGCACAGTGCGAATGTAATACTTTGAGTGACGAGCATGAATACCACTAGCAGAGTCAACAAGTTGGGAGACAGTGCCAGAAGGTTTGACACAAGTGATAGCAGCAGACACAGGGATGCCAAGGCGTTCAGCCCACTCACTGTTCGTACTAACGGCAATAGCTTTAAGATGTTCAAGGGTCTTCTCCAATCCTTTGTTCTTTGTTGTCATCAGTGGGTTGTCCATGATGCCTGTAAGGCTGACACCAAGGAGACGTTCTTCTTCTGTGTTCTTCTGCCAGATCTTACGTAGGTACGGGAACTTCGTAAAGCTTGACTGGATAGTACCAAGGATAGTTGCCAACCTAACC